AAAGAATTCCAACAAAAGAGGTAGATCCTGCAACCACGGTTGCAATACAGGCGATTTTGTCGAGATGGCTCGACACGCGAATGAACAATTAGATTGTTATTCGGCTTCTGGGACTAGCGATAAGGCTAGCCAAGAAGAAATCTTCAAGAGACGCGATAGAACTTTTGGAGTCATTCGAGGGCTGGTTTTAGTGCTTTCGCACCACACAGCTCCGAGTGAAGTCATTCTCGATCTCGTACAGACCTATGGTCCGTACCTTTTCGCGGATGAGGCAACGTTTGTTAAACGTGCCAAATACGCCCTTACCGATTTGATGTCACGTTATACACGTGACTATCAATATCGGCAACAAGTGCCGGATATACCGCTGACCTATGTCGGCAGTTATCGTCGGTGGATTCGCTCACGCTTATCCAAGTACTCAGACCGAAATACTCACTTGTTTTTCTCGATTTTCCAGGCAAAGCGCGCAGCTCAGCCACTAACAGAAGATCTCATCTTGACGAACTATGTCAAGCACCGTCAGTCAATGTTGATCGAAGATCCATTGGACCCCGACTTGCTTGACTTCGCTTGGACAGATATGATCCCGTTGATGACGAAAGCTGCACGCAGCGTTTCGACGAAAGAACTTCGTCGAACGCCATTGCTCAGAAAGATCGAGAAGCACCAACGTACTAAAGACCCAACGCCTACGCGTGAAGTCAAGAAGCGTCTGGTGCAAGAACAGCGCATGGACCAACAGACATCAAAGTCTGCATCATTTCGAACAACACGAGCTATTGGCGGCGGTGCATATGAGATCGCAAAAACGTTAGGACTTGACGTTCCTGCGGACTCTCACAGCACTCAGACCGTTGAGCCGTTTTATCGTTCGGGCTTCCACGTTATCTTAGATAATAAAGAAGCATCAAAAGAGTTGTTGAAAGATCAACCCTTCGGTGATAATGATACGATTGATGCGCTTTTAGCGCCGAGTGTCGTAACTGGCGTCGATTCTAGCGGAACGAGGCTTCACTTCAACTACCTTCCGGCGGTTGTCTTAGAAGATGATTCGCAAGACGACGACGACGATGCTCGTGTCTTATGCGCTCCAGCGACTTTTGCAGGTGATATGAATATCATACGTACCGTCGTTACACCTCAATTCGAGAGCAGTTTCCAAAAGGAATTGCTCGGTATTGAACACGTCCAACGTCCAGAAAGAACAAAGAACACAAAGAGTGAGTTGACAGATCCTGACAACTACCACAAGTGGATTAGAGATTTCTGGACGATCGACGGGTCCGATAGTCGATTAGAAGTGGAACTTGATGACGTGATCGAATATTGCAATCAGGCCCTTTTTGACAATTACGGTCGCCCTAAGACGACTGACGTCAACTTGATTCCTGCACGAGTCGCGGCGGTGCTCGAGCCTTTGAAGGTTCGGCTAGTCACTGCTGGCCCAGCGTTCCTATACTATGTATCGGGGCTCTGGCAAAAACGCGTTCACGCTGCTTTACGCAACGTTAACTGCTTCAGACTCATTGGTCGACCTGCGTCGCCAAGTGACATCATGGACATTTCGTACTCAGACGGAAAAGAGCGCTGCTGGTTCTCAGCGGATTATGAAGCTTCGACAGATAGAATATCTCGTCAAGCCTCTGCTCGTGTTCTCGAATTTGTCAACCAATATGTCGATGATCCCCAGCTCAAGCGTTGCTTCAAAATGTGCCTTGACCCACATCTCGTGTTCTATCCTCCGATTGTAACAGACGATCCGAT